GCTGCTGCCTTATACTGATTTAATCCGTAGAAGGTTACATAGCCAGTTTTTGAAAGAATGTCTGTGAAACTAAAAGATATAATTGCCTCGCTTGACTTTCTATAAAATATAGGTAGCTTTGCCAATTTAAGCTTCTCCTCTTATGAAAGCTGTCTTATCCTTATCTAAAAGCATCTTAATCATAGCATCGTATGTGTTTTGTAAAAAGTCTAAAAGAGTTTCTGCTTGTCTTGATCCATAACCATCTGTATCAGAACTCACCACAATCATAGCACACTTACAAGCTCCCGCCATTGTTAAAACTCCCTTCGTGTCCACATCTAAAGCAGCGAAAGTATCACTCCAATTATAATCAGAATCGACATTAACTATTGATTCAACATTTAAAACATAAACATCTGTCGCTGCTGTTGCCACCGAAGTTGTGTTAGCTCCAACACCTGCCAAAGCCGCTATGTCAGCGTTCTTTGTGAAAACTCCATTATCTGCCATTTGCTAATCTCCTTATTTGGTTTGTTAATTCTTGAATTGCTAAAATTAAAGCTACCTCGTTATCTTCTAATTCAAATTCCTCTTTGCCAATCTTCACTTTCTTCATACTGGAATAGAGTAAACCACTGGATTTAAATCTTTGTATTTTTCAGTTCCTACAGCATTACATATTCCTTCTATTATATGAGTGTAGTTTCCGAATATCTTTAAATGCCTAGTTCCCAAATTATCATTTGTATAAGCAAATTGAACAGATTTAAATGATTGAAAAATATTTGAATCTTTTAATAAATGTAATTTCCCAGTTTCCATCATCATCTTTGTTCGAGAATATTTGAGTGTTTTGGCTATCTTCCTTGTCTTGCCGTCTGCACTCATTATCTGTTTTGAATTATCTACAGCTATTGTAATGTGTTTTGTCTCATCATCTTCCATTAACCAATCAAATACTCCAACCCCAATCCCCGCAGAATCGATGAAGATTTTAGAAAAATCATATAATTCATGTAACTGCCTTATATGATTAAAGGTTTGGGGTAGAGTGGTTTTAGAAGTTTCTTGATTCTCAACTTGATAAGCATGACCATTTTCTTTTAGTTTAAATATCTGAAAAGTGCTTTGATCTTCTCCCATTCGTGCAACATCTACACCAAGCACATAATTTTGGCCTTTTTGTATTGTTTCTGGCCTATCTAGTGTCTGACTGTCTGTTGTTAAATCATCTGGGAACCATTGGTTTACCTCATCCTGAAAGATCCCTAAGTATTCTTGCGCAAAAGAATCTTTATCCATTTCACCTTCTTGCTCTTTTAAGAATTTTAGGCTAGCATCTCGTATTTCTTCTGTCCATGTTTCAGTTATTTTTCTGTTCTTTATGACATCTGGGCTGGTTTTATAGTAAACCTTCCATCGATCATTAAGATTCTCGAAACATTTAAAGAAGAATGTCTTTTTTGTAGTTCCATTGATAAATTTCCCCCATGGTGTAGAATCTCCCCACATACCTCCTCCAGTTGTTAGTAAAGTTGGCATAATTGATATAAAGGCTAGTTCAGGCCATTTGGACATTTCATTGAACCAGTTAATGTCTGCTGTAAATCCTTTGAAAGCATCGCCCATAGTTCCAACAGCCCTGCTTCTTATCCATGCTCCATTTTTTAAAATAACCTTATCTAGTGTTGGTTTATTCTTTCCATCTCCGATTAACTTCTTTGCATCTTTCATTAAAACTTCTTTCACCATTACAATTACTAGTTTAGCCTGTTCTTCTGTGATTGAGCCGACTAAAATTGTTGCTTTCTTTTCAATCATCCATTTCGCAGCTTTTTTCGCGAAAGTCGTAGTTGCTCCTATCTGTCTTCCCTTACAACATAAGATATTCTTAGATTCATCATTAATTATCTCTATTTGCCAATCATCATACTCCATCGGTCTTATTATGGGATGGGGGTATTTAAAATATTCTAAAAAATTTCTGGGTTATGACCCCCCCCATTATCCCCCCCCTTACGAACGTCGGGGATGTAGTGGCTAAATATATTTGTAGTGCCTAAGTCTAAATTTAATACGGTTGTATTGGGGATAGGGCTCTGGGGGGGAGCCCTTAATCCCCTTGTTTGGGGGCTGTCTTGTTAGGGCCTCTGGGGGGGAGGCCCGTTTCCCCTATGCCTCTAGTTATTACGTTGAGAAAGAACTAATTAATTAATATAATCGTGTTGTTATTAAGCTTATATTGGCTTAATAACGTAAACAAAGTATTTAAGTTAATCGGTATAGCGAATAAGTAATAACTAGAGTAGTAGTAGTAGTAGTAGTAGTTAGTACATACAATACAATACATACATTTAAATAGTTCAAGGTCTTAGTTATTTCATGAAAAGCAATATTACCTTGAGTATAGACCATGAGATTAAGGAGAAACTGAAAGACTTAGAGAATGCTTCTGGTTTAATTAATGGCTTACTAATATCACACTTTAATATGGTTGATAGACAGGCTATGCCTAGAGCTGAAAGAAAGGCTTATTTGAAGAAGATGATTGATAGACATGAGTTAATTGAGAAACACAAGAAAGCATTAGCGAGGTTTGACAAATGAGTGATATTGATGCTATTAAGAAAGAGTTTTGTGATATTGATGATAATGATGTTGTAAAGGAGAAACAATCAGCTTCATTCAGAGATAGAGTGATTGCTAACTTTAGAATGAATATTGAGAGATGTAATAAGATTTCAGGTAGAAACGACGAAATTAGGGACCCAACAGATGCAGAGATACATGAGATTACCAAATATGTGGTTAATACTAAAAAGAGGCTATCTAAATGTCCTGTGAATCCTGGTAGCTATTGGGTGAAACAATGAGAGCTCCTATAATCCAAAGTGTTGAGGATTGTAAAGCTGGTGAGTGTATTCCTAACTGCACACAACACAAATGGTCTATCCCTTTCACGACACCACATGGCCTAGTTTGTGAGTGTTATAACTGCCATAAAACTAAGTTTATTAAGGTAGAATGACAACTAGACAGGAATTTAATGAGTTAATAACTGAATGTTTAGAGAATAAACAAATTACTGATAGCTTGGCTAATATATTAAGAAAAGTTGGAGAGTCTGTTTATTTAGAATGATAATCACTATCCCTTTTAAGACCCCAACAATCAATCATTTGTATTGGCATAAGGGAAATATCAAGATAATTAAGAAAGAGGCTAGAGAGTTAAGGGAGAAGATTAAGGAGATTGTTGATAACCTACCAATAATAATAATGGCAGGCAATCTTAAAGTTAATATTGATATTCATGAGGATTGGCTTTGTAAAGATGGTTCAGTGAAACGTAAAGACATCCTGAACCGAGAGAAGTTCTTGGTTGATTCTGTGTTTGATGCTTTAGGAATTGATGATAAATATATCTATGAGCACACAATGCGAAAGGTTCAATCTAAGAAAGAGTTTGCTATTGTGACGATTCTTTCATTGTGATTCAAAAAACCTCTTTTTCCATTCTTCAAATTCTCCGTCTTTCCAAGCTCTAAAAACATATTTTACATTATCTATTTCTTCTTGTTTAAATTCTAATTCTTCCATTGTGATTATAATGTGGGTATCTTAACCCCTTGATTTCTTTTGGAAAATAAAAAAAAAGGGTGGGAAATGAGGATAACCCACCCATCCCTATAAAAAGAGTATTACTCTAAAGGTATAACTTCGCTACTTGTATCAATAACGTGTAATCCTGCATTGATTAACTCTGCTATCTGCATATTTAAGTCAGCTACATTATTATAGTAAATCTTATGTCTTTGTCCTGCTTTGCCAAACTCGAATGAGTGAGGCTTATCTGTTCTAGTTAAGACCACATCATGCTTGGCTTCTTGAACAGGTTGAGCTTGAGGAACTACTGGCATATTACCAACAGGTGCTACATTTTGCTTAGCATCATATTGGGCTTTTTTAAAGGCACTACATTTGTCACAATACTTTCTTTTATCAGGATAATTTGGATTAGGCTCATAAGTAAAATTCTCTTGACATAACTCGCAATTTTTATTTGCCATTATAAAGCACTAAAGAATCCAATCATAAAATAATATGCGTATATTGCAAAATCAACACAAGCTAGGATATAAGCTATTTTTAGAAATACATTAATATCTCTAAAGTTAATTTTTCTATTAAATTTTTGTTTATTCATTTTGTTTATTCCTCCTTTCAATTATTAAATCTTCAAAATAAACACTCTCATCTAATTCAGGATATTTGTCCCATTCAATCATTTGCTATTCACCTCGATTATTAATCTTTTTCTTTTGTTACAATAAGGACAAATCCATAAAGCAACTTTATCTCTTAACATCATAATAGGATTATTCCCAATGGTTTCAACTCTTATGAAATCCCATTTGTGTTTGCAAATCATATTAACTTCTCCCCTGCTCTTTGTTTAATTTCTTTTCTTAAAATTCTTCTAAATCCATTCCATCTTTCACTATCCCAAATATCTGTTTTATCTGCAACTTCATCAATTACTTTTAAAATGTCTTTCTTAATAAATTCTTTGACATCTTCTGTCGTAATTGCTCCTGTTTTAATTCCATTAATAACTTCTCCATTATTAAAAATTATTTTATCACTCAAACTCATTTTTTAATCTCCTGCTTGCATTTATCGCAGACTTTAGGTTTTCCAATTTCCCATCTTTTATTCCATTCTTCTTTGGTAACTTCTTTATTAAAAATCCAATATTTATCTTTTTCTTTTTCTTTTAACTTTAAATTTATGCACATAAACCCATTAACTAAGTTCACGCAGTTTTTACAATAATCACAATAATCACAAGAATTACAATAATTACAATAATCACAATAATTACAATAATTACAAGAATCACAAGAATTACAATAATTATTCATGTTCTATTCCCCTTTCTAAAGATAGAAATACCTTTGCAACATTTAGTTAATATGAATTTGTGCCATGTAAAATAAGTATTTTGTTCTTCCTCTAAAAGTTGTTTTGCTTTTAACAATCTTTTATATTCTGTGTCGGTGAATGTGATGTTTAATGTTTTCATATACTTACTTAGTAAGTTAGCTTTATAAATGTATTGGTGTTCACTAAGCTCCCCGACGCTGTTTACCTAAGTTCCACCAATCTGAACACAATTAATATTCATGTATGAGGGGGTGAAATTTACAGCGCCACCGTTGTCGTGTCTTGCTCTAACATCTAAATCCCATGGGATTGAAGTAACATCTATAATTCCTGTCATTGCACCACTTCCCTTATCTCCACCTGATGCAAACTTTCTATGCATATGTATTTGGTCTTGTTCAACAGCATTAAGAAAAGCAGCAAACTTAAAGGTTGTATTATTACTCCCACTTGCACCATTGATTGAACAATTAATTAAATATTTTCCTACTTTATTAATTATTATTTTATTGTTTGCAACATCGTTATCAATACCACCATTTTCTTGCCCATCGTTTGCCCATCCTGTTAGCTTTGTGTAAGTCACACCCGTAGCGATTGATTGTGCAGTCACACCATCAGCAACCCAAAGCTCACCAAATTGTAAACCAGCCCCATTCTCAAAAACAACATCACCATTATTATCAACCCTCATCATGTTAGTTCTATCACCAATCAAGACTGCACCATCATCTTCAATGCTTAATCTTATTTGGGTGTTTGTAGTTCCGGTCTTTGTAGTTCTAAATTGTAAGTTTGCCCCTCTTGCTGTTGCTGTAAAATTTCCAACAGCTGTGCATCTTATAGAGGCACTATCATTATTTAAAAAATTTGTTCCGTCATGTCCTCTAAAACCAAAGTCACCCATTAACATAGCATCTTGAGTTGCTGTTGGGCTTTCCCATGTTCCACCACTTCTAATATGTGTCCAATGTCCTGAGTGTGAGTTTGAAATGCTACTTGCAGAAACCATTAAGAAAGTTGGGAACCCCTCAGTCTTTACAATTCCAAAATTTCCTGAACCCTCGTGAAGATGCATTTGCCATTGTGGGTTTTTAGTTCCTATTCCTAATTTATCACCTGAAAGATTAATTGCTTGAATTTCTGCCTCCTTAGTTGCTGACACTTTACGAACAGAAAAGTCGTCTAAGATTCCTTTAGATTTAGGTGGCCCGAAGTTATGATTAGCCTTAGCAATGGGTCTAATAAGAGGATTTCTCCTTGCCATTTTAAGCTCCTAACACATGAAGAAGCGCAAATTGTCCATCTGCGAAGGATAAACTATAAAAGTCTGTAGCTGCTCCATACATTAAACTTGCTTGTTTTGTTAGTTCAGAATATTGCGAATCGTAGTATGCTGTATTTTCATATGTTCCCTCATAATCATTAATATCATCACTATAACCAGTTGTCCCTGCAACCCAGTGAGCAACTAAGTTTGTAGGACTTCCAGAAGATGTAGTTGCAGAAGTTATCCCATTTCCATTATATTCTGCTACTATTTTTGTAGCTGTTAAGTCAGTATCAAAATATTTAACATCTGAAATTCCTCCTTTGGTGTCTAAAGTTTGTGTTGCATTCATATTTAATAAACCGATTGCTCCAACATCTCCTCCAGTTAATTGGTCATACCATGCTGTTAAGTCTGTTGCTGTTGTGTCTGTCATTTCTACAGCTTCTCCATTGTGATAAAATATTGGTCTTGTTCCATTTTGAACTACAGCGATATGATGCCACCCACCATTACCTGTTAAAGTATCATCTTCTGAAATAACTTCCCATTGAGTTACAGTTGCAACAACACATTTAGCTATTATTGCACCCTCTTGAACTCCAAAAGAAATATATTCGACAACATTGGCATCACCTGAACTAAATATAACATAATCTCCATCTTCATAATCATCTAAATTAACCCATGCTGTAAAAGTTCCTAGAGTGTCATTAGCTGCAACTTGTGCAACAGTAAAAGCATCTACTTCTGCATAATCATCTGCTCCATTACAAACCATAGCTTCTCTTTGGTCATGCTTTCCAACATAAACTCTTGCATCTCCAGCTGTCATTTTATGATGAGGTTACCTCTCCCCATGATGCGGCTGCTGCTGTAAAGGCTACTTTACAAATATCTAATTTTAAAGTATCGGTATTAAAAATTAATGTTCCTAATTCAGAAAGCATATTATCTCTTACTGCTTCTGAAACATTTGGTATAACTAAATTAATAGGATTAAGAATTTCATTTGTTGGACTTGGCATCTTTCTTTTTCTCCTTTTTAATTGGTTTAATTTCCTTAATAACTTCTTTTTCCACAGGTTTAGAATTTAATAAATAATATTCAGTTTCAATATCTTTAATTCCTTTAGAAAGTTTTTCTTTTCCACGAATCATTCTACCATCATGACTCATAATTATTTCCTCGTGTTTTCTATCTTACAGATTTCATTTACATTCTGAAGTTGGAAAACTCCTCGTTCCCATGCTCGTATAGTTGTAGATAATCCCGGGTCTACTATTGTAACTACTTTCATAGCTTCTGCTTGTTTCCAAACCATTCCTTGCTTTGCTACTAACACATAGGCTTGGTCTGTTTGGACTGCTTCACTTACAACAATACTTAATCCTAAAAGTGAGCCTACTCTTCCGTTTTGCATTACTCCACTTTCGTATGTTGGATGATTTAAGACTTTAGAATTTGAAATAATATTAGT